CCGCCGACTGCGTGCAAGGTTTTCATCGTCTCGACAGGGATCAACACGCCGCTGGCGCGCGGGGCGAAGCGCTTCGGATCCAGGTCGACCGTCTCGCGTTCGACCTCGTGCACGTTGCCGGGCTCGAATTCCAATCCGCTCGTGAAGGTGCGGATCGTGTACTCGCACTGCTCAATCGCGCCCTTGATATAGTTCAACTCGTTGACCTGGCCCTGAATGCCGGCCTCGAGACGAGCCTGCATTTGCTTCATCTCGTGCAGCCGGACATTCAACCGCCTTCCCATCGCGGTCGCTTCGGAATAGCCGTACAGCGGCGGCTTCTGCGCCAGGCACGACTCCATCGGGATTTGGACGTTGATCCCGCGTTCCTTGGCCTTCTCGATGAAATAATGGCATCCGGCCTTCTGCGCCGTGTAGTGCTCGATGCCGGCCGCCATGTCGATGCCGAACAAGGCGATCGTATCGCCTTCGCGCATCTGCGTGATGGCGTAAGCCATCATCCACGCGATGCTTGAGGTAAACCACCCGTCGCCGAACTTGGCAATAAGATCCTTGTGCGGGAATACGAGCGCCTGCGGAACGAGGTCGTTCTTTTCCTGCATATAGACCGGGAACTGCTGTGCCCGAAGCCAGCCAAGAAACGGCATCGACCATCCCTTGTGCTCCTCGCCGACCAGCTCGCAGATCGCGTGCAGCTCGAACCACACGTCAACGCGGGGCAGAATGCCGTTGCCGTTTCCGGGCGAGCAAGCCCAGATTTTCCATTCCCGGTCATCGTAAGGAGCCAAGCCCCGGGACGCCGGAACGGTGCCGATAATCGCTACCTTGGTCATAGGTCGTCGCCCTCGTTTAAGAGGTGCTCACCGTCGCCGCGCCGCGGTTCGCACCGATAATCCAGTATGCGGTGCTGATGCCGCGGAGTTCAAGGGTGTCGGTCAACGTGGTCGACAGATTGATGAACTGGGCACTCGCTAGAGTGCTCTGGACGATGGCGCCGGATGCCGTCGATGAAATCTTGCGCGCGCCGAGGCCGACGTCGGTGCTGAAAAGGATAGCGCGGCAACCGTTACTCGGCGCGCCGAGCGCGTACGTGAGGCCGGAAGCAAGCGGCACCTTCGTCACACCGGATCCTGCGATGGTCAGCGCGGCGGTGCTCGCCGTGGCGATGGTGGTCGATCCTGAGATATTGCCGAGGTCGTTGCGCGACGTCACCGTGCCGGTGAGCGAGTTCACGAGGCCGCCGGAGCCGAGGTAAACGACTGCAGCCTTGATCTTGCCCTGATACCGTTGAAGGAAACCCGAAGCCATAGCCATCTCCTTTGATTATTGGTTCGTTATGCCCGGACGTTGCCGGGAAAGGTCGATGACGAAAGCTATACCGCCGCCGCGTTAATGCTTCGCAGCAGCGGCCGGAGCATCGGCCAGCTTCTGCGCGGCCTTGTTGGTGAGCGGCTTGGCGTTGATCTTGACGCCTTCGATCACGTCGAACTTGCCGCCGTCTGCCGGGATGACGACGCGCTCAAGAGCGCCGCTTTCCGGCAAACGCGCCGGCTGACCTTGACCACCTTCGGCAAAAATATCTGCGGCACGGCCGCCGGCCGGTTTCGGGCGCAGCACCAGGTGCCGCCCATTCGTCACCATAGCGTCAAGGGTGGATCGCGGGATGGTCTTGAGCACGTCCACAGGCAATTCGGTGCCCCGCTTGATGTGCGGGCTTACCTGGCCGATTGCAGCCGCAACGGACGGGCTGTTAAAGCCGCCCGTCACCTTGGCGCCGGAGCAGTCGTTGAGATTGAGGTGGGATCGCATTGCATCGCCTCCGAATTTGACATGAAAAAGCCCGGCCCCTTTATAGGGCCGGGCTCTTAATGTTCGCAACCATCGGTCAGGTCAGGAAACGATGCCGCTGAAATAATAACCGAGATCCTTACCGACCACCTGCATGTCGAAGGCCATTTCGCCCTCGTTACGCACCGTGCCGATGCCGAGCCAGTTCATCGGGATCTGCGACATGCGGATACCGAGGTTGTTCAAGCCGGTGAAGCCCTGCCAACCGAACGTATAGCCGGCCGAAGCAACCATCAGGCCGGGCTGCGGCGCCGCGTAGCACAGCAGCGCGTTCTTGCCCGCGACGAACGACATCGATGCCGCAACGCCTTCCGCCGCCGAGTTGTAAACGGCCATCGACACCACGATGCGATCAACCGCGAAGGCCTGCGCCAACAGTTGCGGCGTGATCGTGCCGGCATAGGCCGGGTTGGTGTACTTGATGCGGTCGATGACCAGCGGGTGCTTGCGGAGCGCCTGGTACACGGGCCACGCCAACAGCAGCACGTTCGGCATCATGCCGGTGTTCTGCAGGATGGTGGTCTGGGCAACCGAGATATCGGTGAACGGATCGGAGTTCGCATCGTCGTCCCAAAACGCCGGGCTCGTGGTGCCCGGGGTGCCGTTCGCGGTGCCGACCGCGTCGGTGCCCCACACGCCCGTAGTCATGTAGGCGGTCATGAAGAACCGGTCACGGCGGATCAGAAGCTTCTGCATCAGCGTCCGGGTCACCGCCATGTCGAGGTCGACCGACGGGTCGGCGTTGGCGCGGACCTGCGGGCCGATATCCTGGTGGAGCGCCCAGACCTTCGCCGAATAGCCGGCGGTGTCGAGGTTCGATCCGGTGCCGGCCGATTCCGTCGCGTCGGCGCGCTGCTGCGCTTCATCGCGGAAGAAGTCGGCCTTGGACCAACGGAAGTAAACGTCGGTCTGGTGCTGGACCGGCACCATCGGGAACACCTTGTCGGCGACATAGGCGTCGTTCGACTGAAAGTAGGCGGTGGCGACGTCGGTTAGAGCTGCGGAGACGTGGACATCGGCGACTGTAGGCTGGGGCAAAATAGCCTCCTTATATCAATGGCTTACCGCGTTATGCTGTAGCCTGTTGGCATGATGTCCATGTTGCTTTCGCTGGCATGGCCGGTTAGGATCAATCGGCAAAGGAGAGCAAGGTGAGAGCAAAGCCGATTGATAAAGAGCGAGTTATTGAACTTTTGAAGGAAGGGGCTACCATCAAAGCGGTTGCGCTCCTGTTGGATGCCCACGAGAACAGCATTCGGCAAATCAGTCGCAACGCCGACAACAAATGCGCCCGCTGCACAGCGCCCGTACTTATTGGGCGAACAATGTGTGCCGCCTGTCTTTCCGGGGATCGATCCAGAATGAAAGAAAGGCGTAAGCAGCGCCGCCGTGACGGAGTTTGCCTCGACTGCGGGAAGCCGCGCATGGATGGGTCGCAGTTCTGCGCCGCCCATAGACAGGCAGCGATTGGCCGCAACGCGCGATATGAGGAGAGATTGAAGCGCGTCGGCGGGAAAAGCCCAAGGCAGAAACGTGCAGACCTGACCTACCGGTACGACGAACGAGCGTGGACCGCGTGGCAGCGCGACGGCGCGACGTGCCAGATATGCTCGGCACAAGACGGCGAGGCGCTTATTCACGTCCACCATATCGACCAAGATCAAGCGAATAACGCGCTCGACAACCTGATCTGTCTTTGCTTCGCGTGCCACACAGGCGTTCATGCGATCTTGCGGGCAAAAAATCGAGCTGAGTTAATCGCTTGGGTCACTAAGACCTACGGCGCTTAGTCATTCCGATAGTTCGACCGGCTCCATCAATCGGGACAGCGGCGTCATCATCGACGGCGCGAGCACCTTGCCGAAGGGCGTTTGTAGTGCAACGGGCGCGTAGGCGGCGCGCCCGCTTAAGCTATTGCGTTACGGCAGCGCGACAGGTGCGCCGGCACCGTAGATCATGGCCGAGAAAATCTGGCCGACGGCGGTTGCACCGGTCAGGGCCTTGCCGACGATGTTCTTGCCGGTGGTCTGCGTAATCAGCACGCCGTTGGTGCTGGTCATCAGCAGGTCGCCTACGGTAATCGCCGTCGACCCGCACACAGCCTTGGAAATGCCCATGAACCTGACATCGCCGGCGATACCGGTGGAGGGCTTGTTCTGCAGGATGCCGAGCGAAGCCGCACCGACAGCCGTGGACAGATTGAAGGTCAGATCGGTCACCGTGCTCATCTGTACGGCGAGGAACTGCGCCGAACCGTTCGGGCCCGGCAGCGTGGTGCCGGTGATGGTCGCATTGCGCGCGTCGAAGCTCGACTGCAGGTAGCCGATATCCATACCGGGGTCTTGGACTGCCATTTTCTCTCTCCGTGTTGCCGTTTTCTGACTGACGCACAGGGCCCGGCGGGATAGTGGTTACTGGTAGGCGGCGAGCGGCCTAAGCCGCGCGCGAAAGCTTCATCACCTTCTCGGCGTTGTGCCGCTTCATCAGGTCGGCGTTGGCCGGGTCGTTCATCACCTCGACGCGGGCTTGCTCGGGGGTGAGCTGCGGCTTGGTCTTGCGCAACTCGGCACCCTTTTCGACGATCTCGTCGTAGGCCGTCTTGTCGCCCTTGCCGGAACCGGAGGCACCGAATTCGTCGAACACCTTGCCGACCTTGACCTGCTCGGTCAGGGCCTTGAGGCGCTTGTCGAGTTCGGTCTGCGCCGCCGCGTCGCCGCTGTAGGCCTTGCGGAGCACTTCGCCGTCGGTCGCCGCCAGGCCAAGGCCGACCGCGCGCTTCTCGAATGTGGCGATCTCGTCCTTCTCGACGAGGGCTTTGACGATCTTGCGATCTTCATCGGCCTGATCGAGGCGCTTCTTGATCTCGGGATCGAGCTTGTCGATGGCGCGCTTCTTGGTTTCCTTCGCGGCCTCGGCCTTTTCCTCGGCGGTCATCGCGTCGAACTTTTTCTTTTCCTCGGGCGACATGGCCTTGCGGAATTCCTGAAGTTCCGGCGACAGCTTGAGGATCATGATTTCCTCGTCGCGCTTGGCCAGCTCGGCCTTGTGCGCTTCGACCACGGGTGCCAACGACTTGGCGACCGTTTCGGCAATCTGCTTTTCCAGCGCGGTCTTTTCGTCGGCGGTCATCGGCATGGGATCGTTCTCCGTGGTTGAATTGATGGGGGCGGCCGTGTCGCGTTTGGCCAGCACCACGCGCACGCCTTCGCCAGCGCCCTTATCGACGGATGAAACTTCGTCAAAAACGAGATTGGTTAGGCGGTGCGTCTTGGCCATATGGCTTGCGTACTTCGTCTCTTGTCGCCGCGATCAATCTAGTACAGCGGAAAGTTTAACGGCTTTATTCGACCGGCACGCGCTTGCCGCGGCCGCCGACGGAAAACTCCGGGAGATTGCCGGCCTTGATGCTTTTCCACACCGCGTCGTCGTCGACCTTGAACCCGACGAACCAACCCTCAAGGCCGAGGTCGATGCCGAGCAATTCCTGCTTTTGCTTGGTGAAAACCATGCTCTCGACAAGCCGGCCGACGCCCTTGCGGACGTGCATATCGCCCTGCGTGCGGCTGTAGAGCACGAAGTCATATGCGGCTTTTTCAAGCTCATCCGGCGCAATGATATCGCCCTGCTTGTCAATGACCTCGGTGCCGCTGTTCGTTGAAATTGAAGCCCACCCGAACACCAGGCGCTGGTCATCGGCATTGTCGCCTTCGGACTTGGTCACGATCTGAAACGGCAGGTTCATGTCGGCTTTGCCGACGCTGGTCTGATCTTCTGGGTCAGCATCTTCCTTCGCGTCCGACAGCGTTGACAGGAATGTTTTCTTTTTCTTTTTGTCGTTGCCGAGTGCGGTGGTCTGGTGCACATCAGCCGCCGTCGCGTCTTTCAGGAAGTCGGCGAGCGGCTTGCCCAATGCCTTCGCCAATGCGGCCTGCACGGCCTTGTCGACATCAAGGGTGGTGGCAGCTTTGGTCATAGGATTGTCCTCGTGTTGCCGCGCCGGATGCTCACCACCACGCCGGCCTTCTCGCCAGTAGTAATGGCTTTGCGCTGTGCCATGTAATCGAAGCCGAGATAGTCATAACCCTGAGATGCTAACCCGCGCTTGCTGTGCGGCCACTTTGAGCCGTGAGGTTTCCCGGTCGGCGCGATGCGCTGGACCGCCACCATCTCGCCGGCCGCAGGATCACGCTGCCCCTTGACGGGATCAAACCATACGTCGGTCACGAGATAATATCCGGGATTGCCGCCGCGCGTGGCCTTCAACTGGTCATCGACCTTGACCTCGGCGAATTTGATGATGCGCGGCGGCGCACGCTTGGCGCGCGGCTGGTCGGGCACCCAATATCGCTCACGGCCTTGTTCGTAAATCCAGGTCATGCGCGGGCGAGAATGCCCGCCAATCGTTAACCGGGCAGATAGGTCCGCGCGATGTGCCGACTTAACGGCAACGGTATCTTGGCGATTACGGCGCTGGCCATCTTGCGCGCCGACGACTTCGACCCATGCCGTGCTGCGCCGTCCTGAGACCAACCATCGCCTTTGCCGTTGGTGCGCTTTCCGCCGATGCCGGGCTGTTTGCGGCCATGCTCGCCTGGATTTGTAAGATGCGCGGCGTGAGCGTGACCGTCACGAATATGCGGAATTGCCATAGTTTTCTTGCCAGCCAACGCATGCTTGCCAGCAACACGGGTAAAATCCTGCCCGCGCTTTGTCGGATCAGACCAGTTCATGCCGGGTGCCTTGACGCCGGTATGTTCGGCAACCGCCGCGCTCTGGAAAGTCTTTCCAGAGCCGTCGAAGCGGAAGCCCGGCACCTTAGCCGCCTTCAAGGTCGCAGGCATCAATGCCGGTACATCACCCCAAAGGTGAAACGATCCGAAATTCCACCGACTGCGCCCGACCCACGGAATTGCCCCGCGCACATTCTCGACCACCATCGGGATATGCCGACCGGCTGCGATTGACGCCTCTTTCTGGATGCGGAAACAGGCGTTGAACAGCCGATTAAGGTCTTCGAGCTTTTGGCCTGTCGTGTCGGCGCGGATTGCCTTCGCCTTTGCTTTAGCGAGCGACCAAGGCATCGCCATGTAGCTGTATTCCTGACACGGCGGCGATGCGACGATTAGTGCGGCATTCTTGAATTGCGAGCCATGCAGGGTCAGAACATCCTGCACCACGAGCTGCGCCGGATACCGGTGATCACCGTAAACGTGCTGCTCAATGTCGAAGCCGATCACGTCGTAGCCTTCGGCGATCAGGCCCTCTGACCATCCGCCAAGGCCGCAGTAAAGATCGATAGCTAATGGGTTCATGCCGCCTCCAGCCGCAGGCTACGGCCTAGCATAGTCACGCGAATGCGTCGCTAGGAACCTTGTCCAGATCGGTTACGTATTCCACGGAACATCGGCAATTCGGGTGCACTGGCGGCAGATCAACCGGCCCGTCGATGCTGTCGAATTGCTCGCCCATCGCGATGCCGTCCGGGTTCATGTCCGGGATTGAAAGGCACACCGGACAGGTGCGCTCATCAAGCGCGACCTGCCAATTCAGTGTCACCGCATCTTCTGGCACCGCGCCGCGGTCGACCGCCTGCTGATAGGCGTCCTGTAGCCCAAGGCTCGCCGCGCGCACCGATTCGGTCTGGGCAATCATCGCCGCCCGGTAATCCAGCGCGTTGTCGATATAGTTGCCAGTCAATGCCTGGATTTGGTCTTCGCTCAACGGAACGCCGGCGTCCATCGCGTCACGAACGGCGGTGTCCATTTCGGTATTGCGGAGTTGCCGCGCCAGCGCCGCACTATCGAGGTTGCGCAGCGCGGCCTCGTAGTTCATGGCGGCGTTGGCGAGCTGTTCCGACAGCCCGATGACGTTGCGGATATCGCTGACGATTTCCTCGGGGCTAAAACCGTTCCGGGCGCCGAACATGATCGCGGCGTCGATGCTGTCGCGGGCCTGCGCGGTCAGGTCGCCTATGAGCCGGTCCTGTTCCTTGCGGATGATTTCTTGCGTCGGCGGCGTGTAGACGTCGAAGTTGAAGCGGTCGCCGAGGGCCTTGTGGAACTGGACGACTTCGACCATTGCCTCAAGCGTGGCCGATGAATGCCCCAGCATCTTGCGGAATTGCACGGTGCGCCGCTTGGCGGCGAACGCGCCGTTGATCTTGCGGACGCCAAGCCCAGCCCCAGCCTCGAATGTCTTGCCGATGCGGTTGAACGGCGCTCTGAGAATTTCCTGAAAATGGCCCCACGCGACTTCGTCTTTGAGCCGATACCACAGCCCGGCGCGGGCGAGTTCAACGGCACTGTCCGGCACCATCGACGACAGGTGTTTGAGCGATGCCTTTATGTCACGCCGGATGCCCGGCTTCGCGTTCTCGGCCACGAGCCGCACGGGTTCGTCTTTGCGCTGGTAGTGCCGGGCTGGGCGGATGCGGGCCATCAGAACGTTGCCCAAAAGACAAACGTCGGAACGCCGATTGCTCCGAACAGAAGATAGCAGACCACCAGGATGGTAATGGGGTCGTCCATGTCGCCTCCTATTTGGCGACTTTCCTACCACGCCGGGCACGCTTCGTCACGACATGCGTGTGGCCGCAAGATCCCTTGACCATCCGCCGCACGAGGCTGGCCTTGATGATCTTCTGCAGGTCGGTCGGCGGCGCGTCGGCTTCGTTCTGCGCGGACTGAGCTGCCGCAGCTTGCGCGTCGAGGTTGGTCACCAGCGCGTCGGTCGCGCGCGGATCGGTCACGTCTGGCAGGCCGGCCGCGTCCCGCAAAACTGCCTGCAAGTCGTCGTCCGGGAACAACGGCATTCCGGCTTGGCTCATCCGCAGCACGAAATTGCCCAGAAGGTCCAGATCGGTGCGCTGCGCCAGGTCGGGCACGATCTCAGGCGCAAGGTCAGGGTCAAGCCCGTTCAAATCCCATAGCCGCGGGATTGCGTATCGGTTGTAGACAGACGCATTGCCGTTCAAAAAGCCTTCGATGGCCTGATAAAACATGTCGGTTTTGGTCTCGCCGAGGTTCTGCGCCCCCCGTTGGGTATGCCCCATCGATATGAAATCGGCGAGGACCGACATCAGCATTTGGTCGGAATACCGGTTGATGGTCTCGTGAGCACTCACAGACCCTTTGCCGGACGACTGCGGCGCGGCGAACGTCAAATCGTACATCAACGCAGTGCTGGGGCCGTTGGCCCCTTCCCACGTATCCGACGGCAGAACGGCACCCATCTGCTCATCGACGCGGACGTTCGTCGCCATCTTTTTGAAGGCATTAAGAGACGCCACAGCCTGTCCATCGCCGGCCTGCGCCGCTTGCAGCAACACATTCGGCACCCGCACGATCGGAAAGCCGTTCAACCGCTCGAACCGGATGGCCTCTTGCTCCTCGAGCCGCTTGACGAACCAATACGGCCGCCAGCAATTTCGCAGGATCGAACGGGATTCCGGATTGCCTTTGTAGATATTGTTTCGGAACAGCAGCATTTTCTCAATCGGGATATCGATCAACGGCCCGGTCCAAGGCTGCTGCGTCATCCCGGCGACGTTGCCGTTCTCATCAAAGAACCACTTGAGCACAGTGTCCTGACCACGGATCGGGATGCGCCGCCACGAAATCAAGCCGTCGTCGTACTTGCTTTTCGGCAATTCCTTGCCGTTCGGCCCGATGCCCGGCCTACGGCCGAGGCGTTTCTTGTAGACGATCTCGTGTGGGGCATAGCCGTAGCCCAACATCGACAGGTTCTCATCGACCAGGTCGGTCCACGGGTGCGACATGTCGTCCATGCACGATTCGACGAATTCCGCAGCCTCCTCGGCTTCTGGGCTGTCATCGGCCGGGTTCACGCGCCATTCGACCTTCCGCATTGTCGATCGGATTGCGAACATGATGGCGCCGATGACCGGCGAGTTATCCATCATCTCGCGGTATTTCTGCGCGCCCTGCCGGCCTTGGAGCTGGGGTAAAAACTCCTCGCGAATATAGCCGCTGTAGGCGCGAAGGCCCTGCGAGCCGATGTCGCCGAATTCCATGCCGTAGGTGATTTGCGGCAGTGAACCGAACGACATCGCGCTATTGGCGAGTGCGCCGGCGGTCGGCAATTGCGTCGAACCGCCAGGCCCCACGGCCGGCGGCGATAGGACTTGGCCTGACGTAGCGGCGACGGCCTTTGCCTCGGCCGCGCCTGTTGGTGCTGCTGGACGCCTAGCCATTATTGTCGCCGTAGTTTCCCGATGGCGCGGTGGTGATGATCGGCATGGCGACTATCGCCCCCTTGGACATGATGAACCGGCCGAACGCGCGGGATAAGGCGTCCACCTGATCCTTATACGCACCAGAAGGAAACTTTTCTAACTCGTCCAGAAACGCCTCATTCCAGTCGCCTTCGACGATCTCGATATTCATGGCCTCGGCCTGGGCAATGACAGGCTCCGCTCGAGCGAGCTTGTCGCCGCTTTCCGGGCTGGCCTTGACGATATAGCCGGCCAAGGCACCAACCAACGCTTTCGCCTGGATCTTCCCGGCTTGGCCTGGGTCCTGCGGCAGGTCGATCTCAACGCCTTTGCCGTCTTGACTGGCAATGTTGACGATGACCGGTTCGGGATTAGGCACGCGGGTCCGCATGACGTGCTCGACGATGAACTTTCGGCGCTTCGGATCGTGGCCAAGCCGCACCGCGGCGGTATAGGCGGATGTCTTTTTCTCGCTGGCCGCCAAATCCCACGCCCGAACCCTGCGCTGTGCCGTCGAAACCTTGACGATGGTGAACCAATGCCGCTTAAACCGCAGTCCACCGCGGGGGGCTGGCCGCTGCTGGTGCTGTCCGGCCGTGGCGTGCGACCCCATAGCGGCTTCGTCGCGATCAACGACGCTTTCGGGGAACCGTTCGGTAAACAGCAGCTCCCCTTCGTAGGTTCGCGGGTCCTCGCCAAATGGCGAGATGCTTCTGCGCTCCGGCTCAAATCGCATCGGCAACATGACGTGGACATAGGGCATTTTGGCCGAAAGAATGACCCCCGAAATATCCTTCTCGTGAAGCCGCTGCATGATGACGATGATTGCGGACTTGCCCGGGTCGTTAAGGCGTGACGTGGCTGATTCGCGGAATGTCCGCTCAGCCTTTTCCCGATCGGCGTCACTCTCAGCCGTATCGACCGAATGAGGATCATCGATGATCAGCCGGTCAGACCGGCCGCCGGTCAGCGATTGATAGGCTGAGGTCTTGCGCCAGCCGCCGCGGCTGTTCTCAATCCACTCCTCGCTGTCCTTGACGATATCGACCGGCCAGAGTTTCTGAAACCAGTCCGACTTCACCAGCTTGCGGAACCGGTTTTGATCGCGTGTGCAATTGTCCTCTTTGAACGAAGTGGCCGTGGCCTGAATACCTGGAAGGCCTTCCGGCCCCCACTCCCATGCCGTCCAGAACACCATGACTAGGGACTTCATCGTGCCCGGCGGCACGTTGAGCAGCAGTCGATTTTGAAGGCCGCGGGCAAGGAATTCGCCGCGGGTCACCGCCTCGAGATGCCGACATATCAGGTCAAGATGCCAATTATGAACGTACGGCGTATCCGGTAGCAGGACGTGCCACGCCTCCCGGATGAAGCTGGCCAAGCTCTTGCACCGGCCCTTGACAGATTCGGCGTCCTGCGCCAGCGCGAGGCTAGTGCGCCGTCTGGCCATCTCCTGGCTGATCGCTTCTGCCGACGGCAGTACGCGCTCTAATTCTTGCAAGGAGAGCGAGTTCATCATCGGTGCACCTCGACAGGTCTAGCGGGTCATCGCGCACCGTGACGCTGCTCAATTTGGGGTGTAGGAACGGCGCCCGCTTCGACGCCATCGCGCCGGCCAAGTCATGGGCTCGCTCGACTATGCCGAGGTCCGGGTCGCGCTTCTCTTTGGCGGCTTTCTTGATTTCGCGAGCCGCGGCGCCGAGCCAAAAGTCGCGAATTTCGCGCATAACCTCAAGGTCAGTCTTGGCGACTGCTCTGGTGCGCAGCTTTTCGGCCAGAGCGGCGTTTTCCCGCTCCAGTGTTTTCAGGTTCTTTTGTCCTCGGGGACGGCCGCCTAAAGGCTTGCCGTCTGGCCCAAATCTAATGCCGCCGCGTGCCATGATTGGTTTCTATAACACAAAACCAAACAAACCTAACGCGCCCACCCGTCACCGTGGCAGGCCGCGCAAACTGCTCTCCCCATCCTTCGAGTGGCATTCCGCATATAGCCGAAACCCTCACAGAGGCGGCACGCTGGCCGGTTGACCAGTTCGGTGTGCATCGGCCCTACTTGCGCAAAGAGGCTCACTAAGGCAGCGGTGAGATGCGCTGGCACAGTACAGCGAATATTGCTGCCGATCAGGTGGAGTGGCCTGGTGTCTGTCACGTCCCCCTCGGCGCGGCTTTGTTGATGGTCGGTTTGCGGACGGCTACGCGCTTCGCCACGGGGCTCGCGGGCTTGCCGGCGACCTTGACGATCTTGCGGCCGGCCTTCCGGCGCCGCCCGTGCCAACTACCGGCACCCGGATCGAAGCTCTCGTGGTAGTGGTGGGGTTGGCACCACACTTCCGGCGTTCCGCTTCTCAGGGCGGCATTGCGGCGAGCGGCACGGTAAGTCGAGAGGTCGCGCATGGACTTTCCTTCCCAGTAGTGTTTGACGACCCGCAGGCCATTGACGTGAAACCGCCCGAAAGCATCGGGCGAGATATTATCCCGCTGCACCAACAATCCGGCGCGAGCCACCTCCGCCATCAGGGCGGCAATAGGCTCCAGCGCAGCGCCGGTCCGCGCCTTGAGGTCGGCCGCTATTTCGGCCTCTGGCTTGGTCGGAACCATCTTGACGACTTCATCGGTCATTTCGGCTCCAAGAACCCGGCGCGGCCACCGCTATCGCGCAAAGTTTCGAGAGATGGCACCGGTTGCGTCCAGCCCAGATTATCGCACCGTTCAAAAATGAGAGACGCAATCTCCATTGACCGCGTCACCAGTTCATCGGGCGTCATCAGCCGATATTTGACGCCGCCGTTTGTGTCGTCGCCATCCGCGATGCTCGGCGAAAAGCTTCCGACCTTTGCTAGGTCCATAGCAAATGCGGCCACATGACCGGCAACGACCAGATGGTGGATTGCAACCTGTTTAGTGCGCTCACCCTCGGGGAGAACGGCAACTTCGATTGACGGCCTATCCATTTACTTCTGCGCCTCCACCACCCACTCGCTGATAAAGCCGCGCCGGGTCAAACGCGTGTGCTTGCCGATAAAGACATCGCGGAACACGGCAAACATCCCCTCGACTTCGGCGCGGGTAGCCTGCCTCACCTTGAACTCGCCGTGTATGGCGGGATCGCAATCGTCGGCCGCCATAACGGACAGCATTCGGCCGCCGGGCTTGATCCAGCCGTATGCGCGCTGGATGATAGCCCATGCTGGCGGTATATCGATGCACTACAGGCAGCAAACGTCGAGCACAACATCGTAGAATTCTACTGGCCACTGCATCGCGGCAGCCTCGTATCTGATCGCAGAAACTTGCGGCGATATCTTCTCTCGGCGCGACATTTCACGCACACGATTAACTGCGGACTGAGAAGCATCGACGGCCGAAACGATAAAGCCGGACTTTGCCAGCATCCACGTGCACGCGCCGGCGCCGGCGCCTATGTCAAGGGCTATACCTTTTGGCTTTTCGTCCATGCCGTAATACCGCCCAATGAATTCGACGGCGGCAGGATGCGGGTATTTTCCCCACGCCCTCGCCGCGTGCGCGGCTTCCCATGCTGGATCGACGGTCATTTACGGCTTCCTCTGGTCTTTGCGCCGATGTGCCAGGCTCGGCATGCACGGCATTTGTAGGCCACCTGCCTCTCGAATTTGTCCTTATTTGATCGACGACGGCGTTTTGCAACGCGGTCAGCAAGGCCTTGCGATGCAAATATCTCCTTGCCGGTGCAGGACGCCAGCACCTCATCCTCGGTCAGTTGCGCCATGCATTACCCCGAAATGTTCTGCGATGATTTTGACGATGCGCGGCGATGAGTGCCCGTCGCCGTAAGGATTGCGGCATGGCCGATGACCTCCGGCCATTTGAAACGGGATAGCCGCAGCGATCTGCGCCGCGTCGGCCGGGCAGTTGAACACGTTGTCCGGCGTTATCCGTCCGGTCTGCCTATTGCCAACGTTCACGACCGGAATGCCGAACGACGCCGTCTCGTAAATTCCCGCCGATGAATTGCCGATCATCAGGTCCATGTGGGTGAGGGCGGCGTAGAACATCGGGGCCGAGAGGTTTTGAAATGGCTTAACGCCGAGGCCACTCAATAAGCGCGCCACTGCTTCGCCACCAGCGTCGGCGTTTGTACCTAGCACCACAATTCCGGCATCGACGGCGCGCAATGCCTCAATCATCTCCCGGCACTGCGCAGCCGGATCGGCGTCGGTCGTTACCGGATGGAATGCAACAAGGATATTTTTTCGCGATGGGTCGATCTCAACAAGACGACAAAATTCGGATTTGCTGACGGTGACCGGCGTCTCCCGGATGCGGTCGAGCGCAGGCGACCCCTCGGCATAGACCAGTGTGCGGCCAAGGCCGCGCATGGTGATAATTCTGTCGCCGGAATAGTCGTTCGTCGGGAAGTGGATATCGGCCATCATCGTGACGGCATTGAGGAACTTGTCGTCCATGCTGCCCTCGGTCACGTCCCCGCCGCCGATATGGGCTATCGGAATGCCTAGCACCGCCGCAGCGGTAGCCGCTGAGAGTGTCTCGTAGCGATCCCCGGCCAGAACCACCAAATCTGGATTTAACGTAGCCAGCCGCCCCGCCAGCCCTGCCACGCCAGTCCCTACGGCCTTGGCTATGTCCAGCGGAGCGTCACCTTTGCGGCCTAGGCGGACGTCATGGCGCGCAAAGCCGTCATTCCAGATCAGATCGGAGGTCCCGGCCTCAAGATGCTGCCCGGTCACCACCACGGCAACGTCGAATCGGCCGTCGGCCTTAAAGGCCTTGGCGACCATGCCGAGGCCGTTCCAGTCGGCGCGGGAGCCGGTTACGAATGCGACCTTCATTGCGGCGGCTCCGGCAGCATCTGATAGTGCGAAGGGGTTTTGTAAGCGTCTGGGTTTTTGCCGATGCTCGACGGCAAACCACTAAATTCCTTGCTAAGCGTATTGAAATAGCACGCCTGTGAGCACGGCATCCTGTGGTCGCGCCCGTCCCACCCAAGAATAATCTGGATCAGGTTTTCATCGTTGGCGCCAGCATAGTCGGCATATAGCCGTTCAATCGGCCA